TTTCACTACGAACGACGGTAATATCGTTCCTTGTGGACATTGTCACGATTGTAGGCAACGCAAACGCTCAGAATGGTCTGTTCGTATCGGACATGAATCGCAATATTCAAAAACTCGATACTTTCTAACACTGACCTATAACGACAATAATCTTCCGATTATTTCCTCGGACGGTGAATTCTCCAGGCTGGGTGATCCCAACCTGGATGAATCCTGTCCGGTAACACCTATACTCTATAAACGCGACACAATACTATTTATGAAACGACTCCGCGAATATCAATCTCGATTTTCAGATATGCACATTCGTTTCTATATGTGTGGCGAATACGGCTCTAAGACATTACGGCCTCATTATCATTATCTCCTATTTAATGCCGAAAAAAAGGCCATAAATAGTCTAGACAAAATATGGAATAAAGGGCATTTTAAAATCGGATCAGTTAGCCAGGCATCAATAAACTACGTCTCTGGCTACCTTCATAAAAAATGGATTATGCCCCAAAATGCTCCTAAACCATTTACCAATATGAGCCGAAACCCGGGAATTGGCTCTAAATACTTGGAACTAAACGGACATATTCATAAATTACCCGAAATGAAAATAGAAGTAAAATATAATGGAAATTCGCACTCCCTCCCTCGGTACTATCGAAATAAATTACATGATCGGAACGAAGAAGATCATTATCGAAATCTTGCAGAGCAAAAAGGATACGATCGTGAGACTCAACGTATCCAAGAACTAGAAAAGAAAGGTATTAATCCTTTCGACCGAAAAAGAGACCTGGAAAGCTACCAGGAAAGAAGAATGAAACAATTAACTAAAATTAAAAAACTAACACTATGAGTATCTTCAGCGGAATCTTGGCAAATAAGCCTGGACGCAATAAATTCAATCTATCACATGAAAGGAAACTTTCTGGTCAAATGGGGCAATTACTCCCCATCTTAAACGCTGAGGTCTTGCCTGGTGATAAATGGCAAGTATCTTCAGAAATTATGATGCGTTTCGCGCCTATGCTCGCACCAATAATGCACCGCGTAAACGTATATACTCACTTCTTCTTTGTCCCTAATCGATTACTATGGGACGACTGGGAAGACTTCATCACTGGTGGTCCTGATGGCCTTGAAGTTCCATCATTCCCAAAAATGCAAATTACCTCCGCAAACTATAATACTGACTGGATAAAAGGATCAGTTGCGGACTACTTCGGACTACCTATCGACTTTGCTACCTGGTCTGGCCCAAACTTCCAAATATCTGCTCTCCCATTTCGTGCTTACTACGAAATTTACAAGGAATACTATCGTGACCAGAATCTCGAGGATGTAGATTCTAGGATCACAACTACTGGCGCAAATCTCGGACTCGATGAAATATCAGCACTCCTGGAAATTAGACAGAGAGCATGGGAAAAAGATTACTTTACCTCTGCTCTACCCTGGGCCCAACGTGGTGCTGATGTCTTACTCCCAACAGATATAAACTACTCGCCTAATGCCCAAATTAGGGATACGACCGGTGCTGTAAGAGGCGAAGTACAACCACTCGGAGAGGATGGGCTAGGAAACGCCGTCTCCGGACTAGACACACAACAACAAGGCATCCAGATACAAAACCTGGAAAGCCTGGGCATAACTGTCGAGGATCTACGCCGAAGCACACGACTACAAGAATGGCTCGAACGCTCTGCACGTGGTGGCGCACGATACGTCGAACAAATACTATCACACTTCGGCGTGAAATCCTCGGACGCTCGACTTCAACGACCGGAATATCTCGGCGGTGGCGTCGCAAATGCCGTAATATCCGAAATCCTTCAGACTTCTGGCTCTCCTGGTGATACTAATTACACACCTACGCCACTCGGAGAAATGGCCGGACATGGCATCGCCGTTGGCCGTTCAAATCGCTTCAGAAAGTACTTCGAAGAACATGGCCAAATAATAGGCATGATGTCCGTACTTCCAAAAACGGCATATAGCCAGGGTGTTGATCGATCCTTTAGAAAATTTGATAAATTCGATTTCTACTGGCCCGAATTCGCTCAACTTGGTGAGCAAGAAATTCTCAACCACGAAATTTATCTCGATCCTGCTTCCGAGGGCGCACGTGAAACTACCTTCGGATATACTTCTAGATACGCCGAATATAAATATCACAAATCTATCGTAGCTGGCGACTTCCGAGACGATCTCGCATATTGGCACATGGCTAGAGACTTTACTTCACTACCTGCTCTCAATGAGGACTTTGTAAAGTCTGACCCTACGCAACGGATATTTGCTATCGAAGACGAGACAGAACACAAACTATATGCGCAAATTTACAACGCTATCTCTGCTATTCGTCCTATTCCTTACTACAATATTCCAAAGCTGTAAGGTGACCACTCAAAGCGTCCGGCCTGGGGTCGAACGAAGTTCGGGCCGGAACGCTTTTGATACTATTGTTCTTCCTGCTTATGTGCCCGCCCGGCGAGGGCATTATTTTTTCTTATTCATAAAATTTAACTCGATGAAAAAATCTAAAATACTAACATCTCAATCATACCGACATTTAAAATCAAAACGTGAAATTCCCGTCGGTAAATCACAGACTATCCAGGGAGACGCAAAATCTATTAAAGATTTGCTTCTCGAACACACACAAGGCATCCGAGACCCTGGTGTCGAAAAACCTGGTATATTCAATCCTGATCCATCACATGATGATTACGATTTCCAAGAAATCTTCAATATGGACTTAGCGGAAATCGACTCTATAAGGCAATCGGTAAACCAAAAACTAACCGATATGCAATTAAAAATTAAATCCTTTACGGAAGGGAGACCCGTAGAAACGGGCGATCCTTCCGACCTAAGGAGCGCGAGGGGCGAGGGCGACAAGAACGGCGAGCCCCAGGGCGACAAGCGAAGCAACGAAGTGGATGAGCAATCTAGCCCCAAGGGGAACGCCGAAAATTAAGCCCGGTAATGCCTCTCGCAAAAGGAAGGGAGACGCAAATGCACTCCCTCCTTCCCTCAATTAGAGAGCGTATAACAAACGATCTCTACCTCCATGACCTTCGTCATGCATCGACCCCGGAAACGATGGCAGGTAACCACTAAAAGGACTGTCTACTTGATATACAGTCCTGACCGACACCAATAAACATTCAAACAACTACTGAACTCTCAAAGATTTTTGTATATTTGATTATAATCAAATTCAAAATTAGCACTTATGTTCGATAAAATAATCAAAGGCGCGCAAGCTGGATCAGGCCTAATCGGTATGATTGGACAATCAATTCAAGCACGTAAAGACAGACAGCAATCTGTAGAAAATCAAAACCGTACGATTCAAGCTAACAAAGAAATGGCGCAATACGCCTATTCAAAAGACCTGGAAATGTGGAATCGGCAAAATCAATACAATAACCCTGCAAATCAAATGCAACGGCTCAAAGATGCCGGAATAAATCCAGTACTAGCATTCGGCAAATCGGAAGTTGGTGGAAACACTTCCGGACAAATGCCAAAATATAACGCTCCACGTATAGACTACAACGCAAAAGCACCTCAAATCGCTGGCGTTCTCTCTGCCTTCCAAGACTTCTCAATGAGATCAGCACAAATCGACCTGGTAAAAGAACAAGTTCATACTCAACAAGAAATTCAAAACGAGAAACGGCTCGGCAATATCATCCGTGACATAGACGCACACTGGTATAAATCGAAAACCTATATGTCTCAACTCTTAAAATCTGGAAAAACTGCAACCGCTCGCGTACCTCGTGGCTTTGCCTTACGAGAGTCACAATACGAAATATCAAAAGAACTAAAATATCAGGCTGAACTCCGAAATCAATCCCGCATGGAAGAAATCGAAATGCGCAAAAAAGACAATCTCTTAAAAGATATGGAACTAGACTTATATAATTCACTGGGTACTCATGGAAAAGGCGCAAACATTGCACTCCAATTTATGAGAATGATGCTCGGTGCATCACGCTAAATAAATTATCAAAACTAAAAATCGGAAGAAATGAATGCATTAGAACTAATTTACGCGCTTGGCGCACTAACTGTAATTTTAATTTTCGTTCTCTTAATATCTGAGAACATTAACCTTAAACACTTAGACAAATGGCTTACAGAAGAAGAAAACCCCGACTCAAAAGAGGTAAACGACGTTTTATTCGATCACGACGACCACGACGAAGCAAATCAAGACGACGATACGTCGTATCCCGAGGCGGAATCAGACTATAAAAATATATTCTAAATGCGCTGTCTCTTCCCATTCACTACGAACGACGGTAATATCGTTCCTTGTGGACATTGTCACGATTGTAGACAGCGTAAACGCTCAGAATGGTCTGTTCGTATCGGACATGAATCACAATACTCAAAAACTCGATACTTTCTAACATTGACCTATAACGACAATAATCTTCCGATTATTTCCCCGGATGGTGAATTCTCCAGGTTGGGCGATCCCAATCTGGATGAATCCTGTCCGGTAACTCCAATTCTATATAAACGAGACACAATCTTATTCATGAAACGACTCCGAAAATATCAATCTACATTTTCAGATATGCACATTCGTTTCTATATGTGTGGCGAATATGGCTCAAAAACATTACGGCCTCATTACCACTATCTACTATTCAATGCCGAAAAAAAGGCCATTAATCGTCTAGACAAAATATGGAATAAAGGGCATTTTAAAATCGGATCAGTTAGCCAGGCATCAATAAACTACGTATCTGGCTACCTTCATAAAAAATGGATTATGCCCGAAAATGCTCCCAAACCTTTCACTAACATGAGCCGAAACCCGGGAATTGGCTCTAAATACTTGGAACTTAATGGCCATATTCATAAATTACCCGAAATGAACATTGAAGTAAAATATAATGGAAATACGCACTCCCTCCCTCGGTACTATCGAAATAAATTACATGATCGGAACGAAGAAGATCATTATCGTGATCTCGCAGAACAAAAAGGATACGACCGTGAAACTGAACGTATCCAAGAACTAGAAAAGAAAGGTCTAAATCCTTTCGACCGAAAAAGAGACCTGGAAAGCTACCAGGAAAGAAGAATGAAACAATTAACTAAAATTAAAAAACTAACACTATGAGTATCTTCAGCGGAATCCTGGCAAATAAGCCTGGACGAAATAAATTCAATCTATCACACGAAAGGAAACTTTCGGGCCAAATGGCGCAATTATTGCCTATTCTCAACGCCGAAGTTTTGCCAGGGGACAAATGGCAAGTTTCTTCGGAAATTATGATGCGTTTCGCACCTATGCTCGCACCAATAATGCATCGCGTAAACGTATACACACACTTCTTTTTCGTACCTAACCGTCTCCTATGGGACGACTGGGAAGACTTTATCACTGGTGGTACTGATGGGCTTTCTGTCCCATCCCTTCCAAAAATGCAAATTACTTCCGCAAACTATAATACTTCCTGGGTAAAAGGAACGGTTGCGGATTACTTCGGACTACCTATCGACTTTGCAACATGGTCTGGTCCAAACTTCCAAATATCTGCTCTCCCATTTCGTGCTTACTACGAAATATACAAGGAATATTATCGTGATCAGAACCTCGAGCCAGTAGATTCAAGAATAACAACTACTGGCGCAAATCTCGGCCTCGATGAAATTGAAGCACTCAACGAAATTAGAACACGAGCCTGGGAAAAAGATTATTTCACCTCTGCACTACCCTGGGCACAACGTGGCGCAGATGTCGTCCTTCCTTCTGATATTAGTTATCGTCAATCTGCTACTATTACAGATTTAAATGGTGATCCTGTAGATACAGACGATCCTGGTGGACTAGGTGGAAATAATCAAGGCTTTATGACTTATACAAATGGCCCAAACCCATCCCATAACGCTGGTCTCGAAAACATTGAATCTATCGGTATAACTGTCGAAGACCTTCGACGCTCTACCAGGTTACAAGAATGGCTCGAACGCTCTGCTCGTGGTGGTGCTCGATACGTCGAACAAATACTATCACACTTCGGCGTTAAATCCTCCGACGCTCGACTTCAACGACCGGAATACCTTGGCGGTGGAGTCGCAAATGCTGTCATATCCGAAATCCTTCAAACTTCTGGTTCTCCTGGCGATACTAATTACACACCTACTCCACTTGGAGAGATGGCCGGACATGGAATCGCCGTTGGCCGTTCAAATCGCTTCAGAAAATATTTCGAAGAACACGGCCAAATAATAGGCATAATGTCCGTACTGCCAAAAACTGCATACAGCCAGGGTGTTGAACGATCCTTCAGAAAATTTGATAAATTCGACTTCTACTGGCCCGAATTCGCTCAACTCGGTGAGCAAGAAATTCTCAATCACGAATTATATCTCGATCCTGCGAATGAGTCCGCTCGTGAATCAACATTCGGATATACTTCTAGATACGCCGAATATAAATATCACAAATCTATCGTCGCCGGTGACTTCCGAGACGACCTTGCATATTGGCACATGGCAAGAGACTTTACTTCACTGCCTGCTCTTAATGCTGACTTTGTGAAGGCTGATCCTACGCAACGAATATTTGCTATCGAAGACGGTACAGAACACAAACTATACGCACAAGTTTACAATGCGATCTCTGCTATTCGTCCTATTCCTTATTACAATATTCCAAAGCTGTAAGGTGACCACTCAAAGCATCCGGCCTGGGGTCGAACGAAGTTCGGGCCGGAATGCTTTTGATACTATTGTTCTTCCTGCTTATGTGCCCGTCCGGCGAGGACATTATTTTTTCTTATTTATAAAATTTAATTCGATGAAAAAATCCAAAATACTTACTTCTCAATCATACCGACATCTAAAATCAAAACGTGAAAACCCTGTCGGTAAATCAATGACTATCCAGGGAGACGCAAAATCAATTAAAGATTTGCTTCTCGAACACACACAAGGAATTCGAGATCCTGCAGTCGAAAGACCTGGTATCTTCAATCCTTATCCATCACATGATGATTACGATTTCCAAGAACTATTCAATATGGACTTAGCGGAAATCGACTCTATAAAGCAATCGGTAAACCAAAAACTCACCGATATGCAATTAAAAATAAAATCCTTTACGGAAGGGAGACCCGTAGAAACGGGCGATCCTTCCGACCTAAGGAGCGCGAGGGGCGAGGGCGACAAGAACGGCGAGCCCCAGGGCG